GCATCCCAGATAGTCAGCGAGTTATTCAGGTACGGGTGTACAAATTCAGCATCTGTGCCGGTCGTGCCGACGACAAACGGCTTCCACTCGGACTCATTGATGCCGACAAAAGATGGAATATGTTTGGACAGTACCTGTAGGCGATTAAATGTCAGAGCGGCTTTTTGCAGCTCGACTGGGTCGCGCAACAGCATGTAGATTTTGTTTGGTTCGAGTCCCAGCGATTCGTAATCCGGGATTTCATGACCGTAATAGGGATTGACCGCCGCTTTGGATATGTGACTTGTTTCAATGTGCAGCTTGCCGTCGATGTCCTTTTTGCGGACGGTCATACGGTCAAACGCCAGTTTTTCTATTTTCATACTGTCACATTAAGCAATGGTACATTGTGAAAATAGGATATAGCTAAAATTTAGTCAGCGCAAGATGCTGATAGTTTTTTGCTATGATGATTTGCTTCAGTCGGTTAGTTGATGATGGACAACAAAAAACCCGCACTAGGCGGGCTTGATGCTACATGTCGCGACTCATTCGTTTATCTGCTTTTTAGCTTTGTACCCGCAAAACGGACAGTAATTTACCTTCGACTCATATTCGCAATTTCCAACAGTCAACACGCCGTCTTCATCCTCTAGGCATGAGTCTATCGCCCCGCCGGAGTAAATATCTGGCGCATCGCAATGATGAAGTGCTTTTTTGCTGACAGTCGATTCTGTTGATTCAGAAAAAATTATACCACTTATTTTTGGTGACTGAGTTATCGCCTCTTTAAATTCATCACTCAATGCAACAGAAGAGATGACTGGTTTTTGATTATCCATGATGCCCTCTATTTTTGGTTGTGTTCTTTATTTTACCATCAATCAATGAAACCTGGAATTACCGGCTTACTGAAGCACCCGCAATTGATCTCCATGCCGGGATACGTCCATTTGCCATCCAAAAACATACCCTTGTCCAAGTCGTATGTTTTTCCGTCCGCTTTAACATGGCTTGGCCTCGGCACTTTCCCGGCATGACTGTGCATCCAAATGGCCTGATTAATGCCTAGCTCCTGCTGCCGGGTGCGCGTCAGTGTTTGGGTGGCTTTATTGTTTTGGTCGCGGGCGATTAATTTTGCCCGGCGGCGCGTAACACCAAATTGTTTTTCCAGTTCATCGGTCAGCGTCGCTAAGTCGCGGCCAGCCTGAACCGACTGCATCACCAGTGTTTCAATTTGCGCCAGTTGCTGGGCGCTCATGTTCGTGATTAGCCCGACCTGCTCTGCAATAACAGCATCATACGCTGTCTGCATTGCTGGCGTGATTTGCATGGATACGGTAAAACCGGCGTCTTTCAGCATGGCCTTCATGTCGGCGTCGGTGTAGTTGAGCGTCGATTTTGTGTGCCACTCAGCCAGTTTTTTAGCGCCGACGCGGAAATTTTTTAGCCAGCGTTTAGCTAGTTCATTCATTTTCTTTTGCAGCGTAGCTAAAGGACTTGCATCGAGCGCCATTTCAGACCGAAACTCGTTATACGCCGCTGAAAGCCAGTACAGCAAAGACTGGTTCATATCATCAACCAGTCGCAATAACTTTTTCCTGAAAATAGCCTCCGCCCGCGCATTAGCCCGGACGCCGCGCAATGGAATAGGTTTGCCGGTTGGCGAGACTAGCGTAGTTTTTTGATCGTGCGCCAGGATAGCCCGCGCTTGCTTCATGGCGTCAGCGCGGGATGCGTAGCATTTGCCTTGTTTGCCCCATTTATAGCCAGAGCCGCCGCCGGGTAATGTGCATCGCTGAATAGGCATCATTCATCGTCCAACAGTTCAGCGTCGCTATTTGTTTCCAGTCCGTGATACGGGCTGTTCGGGTCGGCGGCGATACGCATTAGCGAGTCCTCTGGCGAGAGCACGCCAGCACCAATCAATGCGGCATCGGCAGCGGCGTCTATCTGGCGGATTTCAGCCAATTCTTTCTCGGTCATTTCGCGCAGTGGCACAAATTTGAATGTGATTTCCGGGTCAATCTCGCCAAACTCCGACAACTGAATGACATCTAAAACTGTTTTCAGGTTGTCGGCAAACAGCAGCTCCTGCATCGCGTGAATGGTTGTTTCGAATACCAGAATTTCGCCTTCACTTGATGCGTTTAATCCTTGCGGAGTGATACCCAGCAAAAACACCAGTGGGATGCTGGATACAGATGCCATCTGCTCCTGAGCCTGGGCCTGCAATGCGTCAAGGCCAGATAACGGCGTGTTAATCTGGTCTATTTCCTCGCTGTCCTTGTCAACAACCATCGCTCCCCGGTTATCGCGCACTCGGTTGAATAAATCAACACGGGTAAACAAGTCTGTCCCGTCATCGCTGCCAGATAACGTGCCTTGCAGGTTGGTTTTCAGCACGGTCAGGCTAAACGAATGAATCATATCTCCGACACTGTTACGGGTGCGAATCCAGTTGTCGACATACGGCTCGGCCATTTGCGATAACGACAGCCCGCCAAAATTGTACGCGGCTTTCAGAATGTCCGGCACTTCGCGGCTGACAAACGTCATCAGCCGAGACTTATGCACGGTCGTACCCATGACGTACCATGAGTTAGGCTTGTAGTAGTCCGGTCGCAATGGCTGGTCAGCGTTAAACGCGCTTGGATATGTCCAAACCGGCTCGACCGTGTTAAAACCGATCAGTGAATCTTTTGTGATTTTTGCTTTGTCCAGGATAAGCGGCGTTTTTAGCTCCTCCTGATCCTCAAACGCTGGCACGCCGTCAGGTTTTTTTACATCAATGTAAATCTGTCCACGGCCATACAATCCGTCATATTCAGCAGCACGTCGAAACGCATCGCGCACCCGGTAACGCCTCATGGCGTCGTCGAGCTGTTTGATTTTTTCTGACTTGTCTTCATCGCCGGTGCAAACGATCTCAATCCATTTTCGCGTCATTTCGCGGGCGATTGTTTCGGACATTTTACGAAACTCTGGACGCTGGGCGAGCATGGCCAGGTACGGATAGCCTAAAAATTGCTGTTGTCCGCCATATACCTGATTGACATAGCTGTAATCAGTCGAGTCCATCGCCAACGCTGTTTTTGTTTCAGCTGGAGGGATAACACCGACTGGCGGCATATATCTGACAATCTGTTTTAGCTCTACGTTTTTTTCATCGGCGCGAGCAAGTAGTCTTTTGTCAATTTTCATGGCCTTGACGGTAGGCGCGGCCTGCACTCTGATTTTTCGGTCGCGTTTGTTCATGCTCGCCTCAGCAGGTTCGGGTTGATTTTCATTTTGCGCTTGTTGGTCACAATCGGCTCTATAGCATACCGCAAAGCATCGGCATAGTGGTTGTTTTTGTCCTCGATGTCGGTTGTCGGCTCATTGTGGTCATCGGTTTTGTAACTGTAGGATGCCAGCTCTGCAAAGCAACATTCAGCGTCCGAGTGGATCACAATTTCCTTGAACGACTGCAAAACCACCACACCATCTTCAACACAACCATTCCATTTGACACATGGTTTGATTAGCGGAATGTCTTTTTTGACCTTGCTGATTGTTTCAGGCCGGGCGCAATCGGCGCGGGATGTATGCGTTTTGATGACCGGAATGTGATTTATCAGCCAGTCCGCGGTATCATCCAACTCCAGCCCAACCTTAGCACAGGCGTTACGAATCCATAGTCGGTCATCATGCACATAACATTCAATGGCGGCGGTCGGGTCTACGCTAAATCCCCAATCAACACCGATCATCGGCGTGCCAAAACCCTCAGTAACGACAAAATCGCGCACCTTGAGCTTTTTGGCCAATATTGAGTTGTCGCTGATTTGCAGAAATTTGCCTTCCCAAATCCATGCGTAGCGCCCAGGGTCGCCGCGCAAATCTCGCAGACGTTGATTGTTGAGTGACTCAGGAAACCACGGATTATCCTGCCAGTTGATTGTAACGTGCAGCGTCCGGTCGTCCTTTTGCGTGATGAATAACTGCCATGTGGCGTCAGTCTCAAAACGCGGATTGAACACCACGTAAAACCGGACTTGGCCATAGCGAGGCGTCGGGCGCAGATATGACCACGACTGGTCGCTGATGTTCTCGGCCTCATCGGTCAGCACGACACGTAGTTTGTCGATAGATTTTACGGATGTGATGTTTGACTTCAGGCCAGCAAAAATAAACTTTGCCCCGGTTTGCAGGTTTGTGATTTCGTTTTGCAAAATCTTGAAATACGCGCCCATATTGTACTTATCAATGGCGCTGACGATGGTGGCGTATAGGCTGTCGGCAATGGATTTCTGGATTTCCCGACAACAGAGTATCACACCGTCATCAATGAATGACTCTAGCAGGC